CCAGGACTGACCCTGGGCTCTCCCGCGACGCCCGAACCCGGCCTGCAACGCGCCGGTGACGTGCTCGCCGAAGCCCTGGCGAACCTGCCGCTGAGCGGACGAATGGGCATCCTCGCCGGGGCGCTGCGGGACATCGCCGCGGACATGCCGGGCGTGCGCGCCATCCACAAGCGCACGGCCATGCGCGAGCGGGCCGTCGAGGCCTTGGGACAACTCAACCACGCCATCGCGAACGGAGACGCAGAATGACCGCGATCCCCTCCTCCTGGCGCGGGACCCGACGCCACGGCCCGAACGTGATCCGCGTCCAGTTCCGGCGTGTGCCGGTCAGATACCAGCGCTCGCGGGCGTGGTTCGTCCGTGAGGCCATCCGCTTGGCCGTCCTGGGCGTCTTCGTGGGCGCTGCGATCGTGATGTGGGGAATGTGATGACCCAAGACGAAGCCAAGACGAAATGGTGTCCTTTTGCGCGCACCGTTCAGTTCGACGTCATCGACGCTGGGGCGTCATCGCCGCGCAACAGGGTCCAAAGCACGAAGGGCTCCAACGCCGGAACGCTATACGCCGACACCTTAGCCGGCGCGAAGTGCATCGCCTCTGCCTGCATGGCGTGGCGGTGGGTCGCCTGGAACGATGTCGAGCGCATCCCAGACGATCACGGCTATTGCGGCCTCGCTGGAGCGCCGCAATGACCCGCGAGAAGCGCACCGACTACGCCGTGGTCAACGCCCTCGGCACGACGCTGTTCACCTCGCCCGACGCCGACCTGGCAAGGGCCTGGGTGAAGCGGAACCTCGGGCTGCATCCGAGCGCCCGGGTCGAGCGCGTCACCATCATCGTCGAGCGGGAGTGCTGGTTCAAGCCGCGTCCGGCTCGGAAAGCCCAGCCCCAGGAGATCGCGGCATGACGTCTCCCGGGGAGCGCAGCGCCGACCCTTCGGGCCGGTCATCGACGCCAGCGCCGAACGTGCCATGCGACCTCTGCGGCTGGCCTATGGCGATCCCCGATCACTGCATCCGCGAGGGCCGGATCGTCGGCCTTCTGACCTGCTCCGCGTGCGTGGAAGACGCGCTCGCGGCCCGACAACTGGAGATGACGCCATGAGCGAAGCCCCGATCCTTTCGCCGCTCGTCTGGGACGGCGAGCGCGCCCCCCTCGCCAAGGCCCTGGTGGCCGCGCAGAAGGCGACGGAGGCCGTGAAGAAGGCCAGCACGAACTCTCACTTCAACAACAAGTACGCCGACCTGGCGGTTGTGGTGGAGGCCGTGGTTCCGGCGCTGAATGCGGCCGGCGTGGCGGTGATCCAGTCCCCATCCAGCGACGGCCAGCTGGTCGGCGTGACGACAGTCCTGCTCCATGAGGGCGGCTCGATGGTCACCGGCACGCTCCACCTGCGCCCGACCAAGCAGGACCCGCAGGGCGTTGGTTCAGCGATCACCTACGCCCGTCGCTATGCCCTGCTCGCCATGACCGGCGCGGCGCCCGAGGACGACGACGGCAACGCCGCCAGCGGACCGGGCAACGACCGCGCGCGGCCCGAGCCCAAGCGCACCGAGGTCAAGGAACCGACCCTGAGCGACCGCGCCGAACATCTGGCGGCCACGCTCAAGGACTGCCGGGCCGATCAGGTCGAACGCGCCTGGAAGCTGGCCGAGAAGCTGCGGGCGGAACTGGCCCAGTCCGATCCCGACCGTCTGGCCGCGCTGACGCAGGCCTACGAGTTCCGCAAGCCCCAACCCGAGAAGGAAGCCGCTTAATGCAGCGGCTGCGGCTGATCCGCCACCTTGAGGAGCGGACCCGAGACGGCCATCGCATGGCGATGTTCGCCTGCACTTGCGGGAACGAGAAGGCCGTTGCGGTCAGCCGGGTCCGGAACGGATACACCACATCATGCGGCTGTCAGCGTCCCGGAAATCGCACCCACGGGATGCGGTACACGCCCGAGTACCGCTCATGGCAGGCCATGGTGGGGCGCTGCTCTAACCCGGCCCACAAGGACTATCCCCGCTACGGCGCCAAGGGGATTCACGTCTGCGACGAGTGGCGGAGAAGCTTTAGCGCGTTTGTCGCCCACATCGGTCCGCGTCCTGAGGGAACGAGCATCGACCGCATCGACCCTGGGCGCGGCTACACACCCGGCAATGTGCGGTGGGCGACCCCTCACGAGCAATCGCGCAACCGCCAAGACCTGACGCTGGTTTCGACGCCCCTCGGGACAATGGCGCTGGTCGATTACGCGGCGCGCATCGGGATCACCAAGGGCGCGGCTCATCTGCGGCTGAAGCGCAACAAACTGGAAGGAGTTCAGCGTGTCTGAGATCGTCGCCCAAGGAACCGAGGCATGGCTTAAGTGCAGACTCGGCAAAGTCACCGCCTCCCGCGTCGCCGACGTGATTGCGCGGACCAAGACGGGGTACAGCGCCAGCCGCGCCAACTACCTCGCCGAGCTGCTGTGCGAGCGCCTGACCAAGACGCCGGCGCCCAGCTTCACCAACGACGCCATGCGCTGGGGAACCGACCAGGAGCCCTTCGCGCGGCAGGCCTACGGCGACCGCTTCAGCGTGGATGTCTACGAGGTCGGCTTCGTCGATCACCCCGAAGTCGCGATGAGCGGCGCCAGCCCGGACGGCCTGGTCGGAGACATCGGGCTCGTCGAGTTCAAGTGCCCGAACACGGCCACGCACCTCGACACCCTGCTCGGCGAGCCAATCGCGGCGAAATACCTGACGCAGATGCAATGGCAGATGGCGTGCACCGGGCGCCAGTGGTGCGATTTCGTCTCCTATGACCCGCGCCTCCCGGAGCCCATGCGGCTGCACGTCCAGCGGGTCGCCCGGGACGCCTCGGTCATCGTGGATCTGGAGCACGAGGTGTCCGGCTTCCTCGCGGAACTGGACGCCCGGATCGCACGCCTGACGGCCCAGTTTTCCCAGCGGGAAGCTGCCTGATGCCGACCCCCTACCACGCGGAGGTCTGGGAAGAGGAAGCCCTGCGCGCCTTTCTGCCGGACCGTGCTGAGGGCGTTCCCTGGGACGGTCATCAGCGTGACGGAGCGGCCCGATGACCGAGCGCCGCGCCTACACGCTAACCGACCGCCAGACCCGCCGCGACGTGGCCGCGATGGTCGCGAACCTGCCGCTCGGGACCCGCCTTGAGATCAAGGACGAGACGCGCACCCACCGCCAGAACCGCGCCATCCATGGGCTCCTCGGCCAGATCATGAAGCAGCGGCCCGAGCACCGCGGGATCACGATGTCGATGGAGGCCTACAAGGCCGTGTTCATGCACGCCCTGGGCCAAGAGATCACCATGCTCCCGAGCCTGGACGGGAAGGGCTTCGTGCCGCTCGGGCTCTCCACGTCGGCGCTCTCGGTCCGGGAGTTCACGGACCTGATCCAATTCATCCTCGCCTGGTGCGCGAGCGAGGGGATCCATGTCCGCTATTTCGACGACGGCGAGGGCGCGGGCGGGGCCAAGAACCCCGTCCGTGACGCCGCCTGATGCCACGCGAGGTCGCTGAATGGATTGGCCGCACGCCGGACAGCCAGCCGCCCAAGTCCGTGAGGCTGCGCGTCTTCGCAGCCTACGACGGCCGCTGCTACCTGACCGGCCAGAAGATCGGCGTCGGCGACATCTGGGAGCTGGAGCACGTCAAGCCGCTGTGGGGCGGGGGCGAGAACCGGGAGAGCAACCTCGCCCCGGCGCTCAAGGCCGCGCACGCTCAGAAGACGGCCTCGGAGGCCCGCGCCAGGTCCAAGGCTGACCGCATCCGGCTCAAGCACATCGGGGCATGGCCAGCGTCGCGCGCGAAGATCCGCAGCCGAGGCTTCTCCCCTACCCGTCCACAGACTGAGGAGCGGGAGTGATGGGCGAAGTCACGAAGATCGAATGGACGGACCACACCTGGAACCCATGGATCGGATGCCAGAAGGTCGGCGCGCCCTGCGACTTCTGTTACGCCGAGGAGCTGATGGACAAGCGCTACGGGCGCGTTGTCTGGGGTCCGCACGGCGACCGTGTTCGGACCTCGGCCGCGACCTGGGCGAACCTGCGAAAGTGGGACCGGGCGGCGGCGAAGGCCGGCGAGCGCCGCTTCGTCTTCTCGCTCAGCCTTGGCGACATCTGGGACAACAAAGTCCCGCCGGAATGGCGGCGTGAAGCGTTCGACGAGGCCAGGGCGTGTCCGAACCTCGTCATGCTCTACCTGTCCAAGCGGATCGGCAACGCCGTCGAGATGGCGCGTGAGGCCGGCGGATTGCCGCCCAACGCGGCGCTTGGCGCGACCTTCGGAGATCAAGCCGACTACGACCGCGACGCTCGCAAGCTCGAGGACGCGCGCCACCTGCTGAACGCCCTGTTCACGTTCGGAAGCTTTGAGCCGCTTCTCGGCCCGGTGCGCTTGGGCGGCTTCGCGCCGGACTGGATCATCGTCGGCGGCGAGAGCGGCCGAAGTGCGCGCCACATGGCTCTAGACTGGGCCCGCGCCCTCAGAGCCGACGCCGAGCGTCTAGGTCGCGTCTTCAACTTCAAGCAAGTCGGCGGCCGAGGCCCAGACAAGGGCGGCCATCTGCTCGACGGGCGCGCCCACCTAGACCGTCCCAAGCTGGGGGAGCGGGAGTGATGGTCACGTTCTCTGCGGGCGGCAAAGCCCATAACGCCCTCAGCCTCCTCGACATCGGTCCCGCAACCCTGGCTGACCTGAAGGCCCATTCCGGCCTTTCTCCGAACGCGTCGAAGAAGCTGTGGTGGCTGACGGGCGAAATGCTCCGCTGTGGCCTGATCACCCGCTCCGAAGGCTTCTACCAGATCACCGACAAAGGCCGGGAAGCCCTCCATGTCCTGAGGGGTGGAAAGGACTTCTGTGGGGGAGAAGTGGGGCCGAATGCGCGCGTGTTCGTGGCGAGGGAAGCCGCATGAGCAAGCCCCTCGCCATCGATCTGTGTTGCGGGCTCGGAGGCTGGACTTCCGGTCTTCTCGCGGAGGGCTACCGCGTCCGCGGCTACGACATCGAGGCCCACAAGTACGGGGACGAGAAGTACCCGGCCGAACTGGTCCTGCGCAACGTGCTGGAGATGCACGGCTCGGAGATCGCCGACGCTGAGCTGATCGTCGCCTCGCCGCCCTGCACCGAGTTCAGCTACATGGCGATGCCCTGGGGCCGGGCGAAGCAGATCGCGCGGGCGCTGCGGGGCGAGGGCGACTTCCCGGCCGGCTATCGCGGCTCGCGGACCGTCGCTGAGTTGAGGGCGATCTTCGACGCCTGCTTCCGGCTTCAGCGCCAGGCGTCCGAAGCCGCTGGCCGATATATCCCGATGGTCGTGGAGAACGTCCGCGGCGCCGAACCGTGGGTCGGGAAGGCCGCGTGGAACTTCGGCAGCTATTACTTGTGGGGAGATGTGCCGGCGCTAATGCCTGGCGTGGTGGATGCCCGCAAAGTCCCGGGCTTCCGGTTCGACGGATCGGGCCGGTCGTTCCAGACGGCCAGCGTCGAGGGGATGAAGAACGCCAACGGCGGTAGCTGGTTCAAGATCGGCTCGCCAGGCCAAAAGCACACGAACAACAATCTCGATGGCAGGCAATGGAAGCGCGATCCAGTCGCGTCCTGCAGCTCCGGGTCGGCCAAGCGCAAGGCCGCCAGCGCCAAGATCGCGAAGATCCCGTTCGCGCTGAGCTCTTGGATTGGCCGTTGCTACCGGCCGCGGTCGGAGGAAGCGGCATGACCTCATCCCTATTCCAGGAAGGAAAGATGAAGAGTTCATCCCAGGGAGCCGAGCACTTGTCGCCTACGGCGACGCGTCCTGTGGCTCAGAGCCCGGCTGGAATGCGCTACGAGTCAGCGCTTTACGCGACCGGCGAGTGCGCTGCGGCATGGCTTTGCAACGCGCCTGCTGACCATCCGCGGCGCACTGTTCCAGTGGAGAGCGGCGCTTCCGAACGACTGCCCGAAGGGCAGGAGACCCCGAACAACTCCCGGGAATCCAAATGACCGACCTCCCCACTCTCAAATCCCTACTCGCCAGGGTCGAAGGGGCGACGTCATGAACTTGTCGGGCGCATCCGTCCTATTCACGGCCGATCACTTTGACGCCGAGCTCTCCGAGGGATGGCACGAGCACACGTGGAAGGTCACAGTCTGGTGGAGCGCAACGCCCTGGCGTGACGGGCGAGCGATGGCGGCCGCACTTAGGACGGCGCTTGAGAGCTTCATATCGCTCGAAGACGGCCGCCGCCGCATACCCGCCGCTCTGTGGTCGAACGAAGCTCTGGCGCGCGTCCTGCGCCCGCTCGCAAACGTCGAAAAGATCACCGTCGATCGTGAGCCCAGCTCTGATCGGCCGGGGTTCCACGCGGAGATATGGGCGTGATGACGATCCACTACCATGGAACGCCGATCACGCCGGCCGCGACCCTTCTAAAGCTGCGCGGTCGCCACTTCTGCGTCTCTTACATGCGCCCCGATAACATCGAGTGGTGCGACGCGAACGCGCAGACACTCATGCTCGACAACGGCGCCTTCTCCAAATGGAAATCCGGCAAGGAGACGGACTGGCCGGGCTACTACGTCTGGTGCGACCGCTGGCTGGACCGACCGACCACCTGGGCCATCATCCCCGACGAGATCGTCGAGGGCTCCCAGGCGCAGGATGCCTTGATCGCAGAATGGCCGTTCGGGCAGCGCGGCGTTCCCGTCTTCCACATCGATGAGCCGACCGAGCGGGCCCTCCGGCTGCTGGATGAGTGGCCGGTCGTGGCTTTCGGGGCGACTGGTGAGTACGCCGCGATCCCTGCCGAGGCCTTCGTGGCCAGGATGGACGAACTATGGCGCGAGATCGGTAAGCGCCACCCTAGGACGCCGAACGTCCACATGCTGCGAGGGATGCAGCTCAGCGGCTGGCACTGGCCTTTCGCCTCGGTGGACAGCACGGACCTCGGGCAGAACCACCATCGTCTAAAGCGCCATGGCGACCATTACGGATGGGCGCTGGAGCAAAAGGCCGACCGCTGGGACGCAATGCAGTGCCCGGCCCGCTTCATTGATCCGACCCGACCTGAGCTGGAACTTTTCGAAGAGGTCGCATGACGCCCTCATCTCCCAGGAGCAACCCCGTGCCTAAGCTCCGCTATCGCAATTGGTGGATCGACTACGATCCCCCGCCGATCCCGACGCGCAACTGCGACTGGCAGTTCTGGCACGACGACTACGACGGCGCGCCCACTTACGGCGACGAGGGACCAGCGGACAACCGCTGCGGTTCCGCGCCGACCCTGGAGGCGGCGAAGGCCGAAATCGACCTCTGGTACGACGAGGAGTTCGAATGCTCCCGCTGCCGAGAAGCGTCGCCGGATAGCTGTCTCGCCCTCGTATGCCCCGACCGCAGGCCGCTGGAGGAACCCAATGCCTGAACAGGCGAAGCCCGTCCAACTCGTTGGCCAGGAGGCCTACAGCGAACTGTTCGACGCCGCCCAGGTGGTGCTCGACTGGATGCGCGAAGGCCTGCGCCCCTATGAGCGCCCGGTCGGCAAGTTCAACCGCCTGTCCGACGCCATAGATCGAGTCCGCGAAGCTCATCAGATGCACGGCTTCAGATTCGAGGAGCCGCCTCATGCCTGAACAGGAACTCCGCGAGCGGATCGCGAGGATATCGACATCGGAGGGCAGGCAGCGCCTGCCGGACCTGATTCAGCAGGTTTACGGCGAGAAGGCCATCTTTGTTTTCCACCGATATGGCCGCGATCTGGCGGCGCTCGTGCCGCTCGCCCTCCTCCCCAAGGACGAGTGGCGGACGATGGAGAGCGCGCCGAGGGATGGGACCGTCGTCCTGGTCGCGCATGCCATCAACGGGTTCATCTTCACCGCTAATTGGGACGCCGGCGCGGGCGGCTGGGCGTCGATGGCAGCACCGACGCCTACGACGAACTCGTGACCTATCACCCGTCACACCGGCAGCCCCTCCCCGCCCCGCCAACCCTCATCTCCCAACAGGAGGACGAGCGTGACTGAAGATCGGAAGCTGGTGGAGCAGTTGGAGGTGTGGGGTGCCGAACTTGACGCGGACGCGCGGGTTTACGATCAGGCAGGCCCTTCCGTATCGATCCATGCTGACGGAATCAAGAAAGAAGCCGAACTCCTCCTCGCCGCCGCCGACAGGATCAGGGCGCTTGAGGGGGAGCGGGACGAGGCGCGAGAGATCGCAGCAAACTTCACACAGGTTGAGCGCTTCTCGGCAATGAAGGCTCGCGCCGAACGCCTTCAGGCGCAGGTGGAGGAGTTGAGGGAGGGGCTGAGGCCGTTTGCGGAGGCCTGCCAAGACGCAGATAATTTGGAAGTTCACCCTAATATGGCCGCCTGGGAGTCCAGCATGGCGATGGCGGTCAGTTATGGTGACTTCCGCCGCGCCCATTCCCTCCTCTCCAAACAGGAGAAGGAAGGATGAGCAAGGTTCCTCCCGGGACCTCTCCCGGTCAACCTGTGCACGGACCAGTGTCCGCTTCGCTCCCTGGCTCGCCCCCGGCTAACACCCTGACCGCGATCTTTCGGGATCATGCCTGCTGGGCTTGCAAGGACGGCGCGCTGCCCTGTCGCTCAGGCCACCCGCACCGCTGCGACAATCCCCACGCGAGGAACGACTGATGCGCATCCCGGAACCCCGCGCAGAGTGGATGATCGAGCAGGGCGCGCGCTGCGGCTGCGGCGGCGCAGACGACATGTGCGCCTGCCAGAACGAACATCCGTGGCCACCCTCGCCCCTCTCCGTGGCAGAGCGGCATCTGGCCGCCATCCGCGACCTTCTGGAAAGCCCCCGGCACAGCATCACGGAAAAAGATCGCACGTGGCTGAGGGGGCAACTCCGCGAGGCGGCGGGGGAGCGTAGCGAACACTCGTCGCCGCAGGGCGCTGCACGCGTTCCGGGAAGCAACACAACCCATTCCAGGAGCCCCAAATGACTGATGAAGCGAAGGGCGTGAAGCTGACCCATGAGACGCTCGTCGGTCTGCAATGGGCGCGTCGGTGCAACGATGAGTATGGCGTGGGCTACCTAGGCCCGACCGTGAAGCGCCACGGCCCGCTACCAGAGTACGCCGGCGCCGTGGCGGCCGGCTTTCTCCGGTGCGAAACGGACGTCTTCGACAGTCGTCGCACCGAAATTCTCGGCTATTTCATCACCCCCGCCGGCCGACAAGCCCTCTCCCAGGAGGGTGAAGGGAAGTGACCGCCCGCGCCCGCTTCAGCCAATCCGAGGTGACGCGCCTGGTGAAGGGCGCGATCGCCCAGCCATGACTAAGCGCGCGCCCTTCAGCCAAGCCGAAGTCGAGCGCGTTTGCCGCGCCCTGAAGGCTGTGGGTGAAACGGTCGCGGGTGTGGAAAGGACGCCGGACGGCGGCTTCCGGGTGTTGACCGCGGCCAAGGCCCACGAACAGGCTCTCAGCCCGCTTGAGGCGTGGGAGCGGGAGCATGGTGACCGTGCGGCTTAAGGGGGTCCATTCGGTCACCGCGAAAGGCCGCACCTACTACTACGCCTGGCGCGGCGGTCCGCGCCTTGAGGGGGAGCCGGGCTCACCAGCCTTCGTCGCCAGCTTCAATGCCGCACACGCGGCGCGCAAGCAGCCGGTCACCGGCACATTCCGCGAGGTGCTGACTCGCTACCGGGCGAGCAACCAGTTCACGAAGCTCAGCGACCACACGAAGCGCGCCTACGAAACCCACCTGAACACCCTCGCGGCGAAATGGGGCACTCTCCCGTTGGCAGCCCTGGACGACCCGAAGGTGCGCCGCCACTTCCTCGAGTGGCGCGACAGCATGGCCGCGACACCGCGCACCGCCGACATGGCCATCGGCGTGCTGAAGGTCGTCCTGGGGTGGGCGGAAGAGCGCGTCTTCATCCATTCTAACCAGGCCGAGAAGATCCGCCGCCTGCACCGAGCCGACCGCTCCGACGCGATCTGGACTGCGGACGACCTGGCCGCAATCCGCAAGGTTGACCGCAAGGAGGTAGTCTGGGCGGTAGAGCTGGCGCTGGTCACGGGCCTTCGCCAATCGGATCTGATCCGGCTGGCCTGGAATCACCGCGAGGGCGACGCATTCAGCCTGCGGACGTCCAAGCGCGGGAAGGTGGTCACGGTCCCGCTCACAGAGGCCGCCAAGGCCCTACTTACGCGCATCGAACGCCGAGGGCCAGTGATCCTGACCACGGATCGCGGAAAGCGCCCCTGGACTGCGGACGGGCTGCGCTCGTCCTTCGCCAAGGCCTGTCGAGAGGCCGGCGTGACGCGCACCTTCCATGACCTTCGCCGTACGGCCGCCACGGGTTTGCTGGTGGCCGGGGTCGAAGCGCCCCAGGTGGCCATGATCATGGGCTGGTCCGAGGCCGACGTGGAGGCGATGAAGCGTAAGTACGTCAGCCGTTCGGCCGTCGTTGCGGCGGTGCTTGCGAAGCTGGAAAAAGGCGGCTAGGAGAACGCTCCCCGAACGGGAAGGTGTAAAACCACCTGTAAAACGGCCCATCCGGTCCAACGCCGAAGCAGTCGTTTTCCCCTCGGTAGTGGGTGCATAGCTCAGTTGGTAGAGCAGCTGACTCTTAATCAGTTGCTATGCCAATGAAATCAGTCACCGCACCGCAAAACCGCCCAGAACGTTCCCCTTTCGCCCTCTACGGACGAACCGGAACTACAAAACCGCAGCATGGTCTTTTCGCTCTCCAACGAGGCCCGCGGACGCACCGTCGCGGAGTGTCACCGCCTCTCTTGGGAAGTCCGCTTCGCCTGCGACAACGGCCACGGCGGCCGGATCGGGGCGGACGAGCTGCCGCAGCGCTTCCCGCCTGAGACCCGGCTGGAGGACATCGCCCAGCGCCTGGTCTGTTCGCAATGCCGCAGCCGCGAAGGGGGTCTGACGATCTTCCAGGACAACGGCGCCCAGGCTCGGCGCGACCACGCCCGCTTCAAGGCTTCGGGGAAGTACGGTAGGCTGTCTGGAGGTGACGATGGCCGATGACGAAGATCTTGACCGCTGTGGGGCGCCTGACACGCAAGAGGCCCTGCTGTAGGGGAAGCGATGAACCTGCTTTCGGATCGCAATCTCGTCGCGCTATCGACAGCCGACGAAGCCGCATGGCTAGCGAAGCACGGGCGGATCATCGTCATCACCCTCGGCGGCAAGCGATACCGGCCGCTGGAGCCGTGGGAGCGCGGCGGAGCCGCGGAGGACGTCTCAGCCGAGGAGCTCGACCGCCAGGCCGACTACCTGCGCTCAGTGGGAGAACCTGAAGAACCGGTGAAGCCTTGGGCCGAGCTCAGCGAAGCCGAGCGGGGGTTCTTCCGGGAGATCGCGCAGGGGAATGCTGGGGCGGCGCTGGGCTACGACCCCGGTAGTCTCAACGTGGTCCCTGGGAATATCCAATCAGAACCACGCATCCGGCCGCGGCCTGCATATCGCTCCTGTTCCGCCCGAATGGCCTCAGCGTTGAGTGCGAATAGTTCTCGCCAGCGCGAAGCATCGCCAAGCCCCCGCAGGGCAATGTGCGAGAGCGTGTCGCCAGGTTGGACGGTAGTCTCAGCCATGGCCTATCCTAACACAGCGCGGGGCGGGACCGTAGTCTCGACGGGCTAGGTGTCGCCCTCATCGGCGGAGCTGCCGCGGCGCGCTGGTCAGCCACTCGCCACCCATCCGGGTTATCGACGCCCATCCGAGGTCAAACGCCGCCACGCAAGCGTAGAAGCTCCCTCCGACAGGCCCCGCGTACCGGCCAAAGCCTTGTCCGCTGTGCGCGCCGCAACAGTGCCAAGATACGAAAAAACCCCGCCCAGCGCCAGCCGGACGGGGTTCTCGATATGTGGCCGCCTACGGCCATAGCGGATAGGCGCTGCGGGCGAGGACTCCGACCCCTCGCATCGCACCGCCAACGGTCAAGAAATGTTTGACGGCTGGCGGCTACGGCCCGGAGGTTCACCGTGTCGCCGCAGCGCAGCTCAGATAACAGAAAAGCCGCCCACGGTCACCCAGGGGATGGCCGTCCGGCAATTGTAAAATTCGTCGGGTCGTGCGATGATTTGGCTTCTCACAGCGTTGCTCGCCGTACCCGGTTAGCGATGCACGAAACGCCTCCGGCCTTGCGGTCTGAGGCGTTTTTGCTGCCTGTCAGTCTTTGGCGATGGGTCAGGCTCAGCCCCCGCCACGCCCCTGGAGCGGGTGCGACGAGGGCCCTATGCGGCGGGAGAGGACGCCTGGAATCCGCGAAGCGTCGCGCTAGTGAAGGCCGAAAAGGGCGCGAACGTTCGCCGCGAATACGCTGAGCGCCCCGAATGCGCCGAGGCCGGCTACCACCACACCGACGATGAAGCCCTTGGATGGCAAAGCAGCAATGCGCTCTACGAGGGTGGCGACATCTACCCTCATCTTTCCGACATCGGCCTTCAGCTGAGAGGTATCTGCCAGCACGTGCTCCATGTGGGCTTCTAGCTTGGCGATCCGCGGTTCCATACCCGTAGAATCGCCTCCCCCGCCCGACGATTCAAGGGCGGTTGGCTTCTCGCGGTAGGCGCTCAGGTCGATCAGATCAGCCATCGATCACCTGGACCTTAGTCATGAGGGCGCTTGTCAATTCAGTGATGGCCTGGATGGCCTGATAGTTTCGTGCGGCGGCGCTGTTGAAGTGCTTCGTCGCCGCTTCGATATCGCCATGGCTGAACAGCTGGAACGCTGCGAGATGATCACCCGTCGAGAACGCCAGCATCCGCAGTCCAAGGAAGAGCCGATCTAGGTCCGCCCTGGACGCATAGAGGGCGACAGAAGCGCCCTCAGGTATGGAAAACCAGCGCTTGAGTGCCTCGACATTGATCGTGGCTGCTGCGTCTAGCTCCTCTGCGCTTGGCGGTCTGGGATCGGCCGAGGGCGGTTGCTCGCTCATATTAAAAGATCAGCACGCCAACCTCTGCCTTAGCGAGTCGTTTTTCCCGCTCAGGTCCCTGCCGAAGGTGCAGTTGCGGCGCGACACCCCTCAAGTACCGGCGCGGCCTGGATCAGCCAGGCGTAAAGCTTCTCGTAGTCGGCCGCGGCCATCGTGAAGAGCGTCGGGCCATCGGGAACAGCGCGGAGCTGTTCCGGGGTGTGGACCTGCGGCGCGGCCGGCGTCGCCGGCGGCACACAGGCGACGGCGACGGGCTTCAAGCCCGCATCCGGGTTCGTGGTCTGGCACATGCCGGCGGTCAGCAGCGGCCAGAGACAAGCGACGACGAGGCCACGACGGTTCACTTCAGGGCGCTCCGGACGTCTGCCTCGGCGTCGCGCCAGCGGGCCAACTCGTCGGCGCCCTTGGGTGTCCTGATCGCCGCGGCCTGGGCGGCGAAGTGCCGGGCCCGCAAGGCCTGGGCGTCGGCAGCCTTCTGCGCCGATGCCAGCGCCGCGGTGCTCTGGGCGCTCAGCGAGGCTAGCTTGGCGTTGAGGCCGGCAAGCGAGGCCTCGCAGACCTTGCGCCCGTCCTGCGCCACCTTCTGCGCCTCTATGGCGGTTCTCTCGCTATGCCGGGCCAGCGCGATCCGTCCCTCCTGCACTCCGAGCAGGATCAGGAGCCCGAGGCCGGCGATAGCGATCAGGCCGGCCCTGGAGAACAGGAGGGACAGGAGTGCGCCCATCAGCCCTCGGGCGGCGCGGGCGGCGTCGGCAGGGCCGCAGCGAGGCCCTGGACGGCCTGCCCGACGTTGGCGAGGTCGGCGGCGTGGTCGGCCTTCTCCGTCTCGGCGTTGGCGCCGTCCTGCACGATCTGCTGCACGCGGGCGGTCAGGGCGTTGATCTGCTCGACGAGTTGGTCACCGGCTTGGGACATGGCGGTTCGGATCCTTTCGGCTTCGGGGGACACTTGAGCGGCGAGCGCCGCGGCTTCGTCGGCCGTCATCTGGCCGAGATCAGTGAGCGCTTTGGCAATGGCCGCGCCGGTCGCTTCGACGCGGGCGATCGAGGCGGCGTGTTCAGCGGCGAAGTCGGCCTCGGCTTTCTCGGCGCGGGCGGTGAGGTCGGAGACGACGCCCTCCAGGCGCGCCACCTCATCTGACACGATCCGCGGGATGTTCTGGACGGCGTTGCCGACGGCCGTCTCAACCTGAAGCGCCACCTGGGCGGCGGTGGGCGCCGCGCCGGTCTTGGCCTTCTCCCGCTGCTCCCAGCGCCAGACGCCATAGACGAGGCCGCCGAAACTCAGGGCGCCTGCGCCCCAGAGAAGCCCGATCAGGTCCATCAGGAAGCCCTCTGCTTCATCACGCTCAGGCCCAGGCTCACCAGGAGCAGGCCGCCCCCGACCGTCAGCAGCGCCGTCTTGAGGTGATCGAAGACCGCCACGCCGCTGAAGGCGTCGAACTGGCCGGCGGCGTCCTTCACCTGGTTCGAGAGGTCGTGGACCTTCGACGGGTCGTTGATCAGGCCCTTGCAGGCCTCAAGGCACGCTGCAACTCCGACGCCGCCGGTGCCGGCCGCCTTGGTTACAAAGGAGCCTTGCTTGGCGAGCGGCTTCGGCGGCGCATCGACGACGCCGGCCATGTGGACGCCATCGAGGATCACACTGTCGGGCCATGGGGCCGGGAGACCACTTTCCTCGCGCGCGATGGCCCGGCACATCGGCAGCATGACGGCCAAGCTGTCCACGTCGATCTCGTCATCGACGCCCACGCCGCACTCGTGCGCGACCATGGCGGCATAGGCCGCGGTCGGGTTGTTGTCGGAAGGCGGCGCCCAGCGGGCGATGATCTTGCCGACCGTGTTCAGCCCATAGCGGGACTGGTAGGTCATCAGCGTTCGCGCCAGGGCCCGGAAGCCGTACTGCGGCGTCTTGAACTTGACGAAGCGCGGATCGGGCTGGTCGGGGGCCATGCCCTGCCAGTTGTCGCCATCGCGCTCCAGGTCGCCGGGATTGTTGAGCCTGACGGGGCGCGGGATCGCATTGGGCACGGCGCCTGCTCTCCTCCGGCCAGTCTGGGCCTCAGAATGGCGCGCGATGGAGGCTTCTCAGCCGCAAGCGGTCACGGCAGCTTGCCCTTGACGCCCAAGGTCGCGAGGACGCTGGCCGCGATGGCGATCAGCCAGGGAGCGTGTCGCCCGACCCAGCCGAGAAGTCCCGTCGCGCCTTGGAGGTGTGCCCTCGCCGTCTCCAGGGTCGCCACTCGGGTGGAAAGCGCGTCGTCCGCCGCCTGCATCTCGCGGCGCGTCTTGTCGACGGCGTTGACCAAGTCGGAGCGCAAGGCCTGATCCCCGGCCTCCATGTCCTTGCGCAGCTCGGCCACCTGCTTGGGGAGGTCTAGCGTTTCCAGCCGCTCGGTCAGCTTCAGCCCGACGTCGCGGGCCTCCCGGGCGTCCTTGGCCGCCGCATCGACCTGATCCGACAGACCGTCCAGCCGGGCCAGGATTTCCCGGTAGGCGCCGTTGTCGGCTGAGCTGCTACGCGGCGGCATCGGCGGCGGTCCACACTGGAAAGACGCGCCCGCGCGCTGGATCGCCTGGGGAAAGCGGCGCGCGGGCCGTTCGACCGCCGCCGGAGAGCGGGCCGCGGCAGAACTGGATTACGGGGAGCGGCGGTGTAGAATGCGCGCCATGAAGCGCGACTACATCGACGCGAAGTTCGAGGTTGTGCGGCCGCCGACGACGCGGCCGTTCAACATGCGGCCGGCGAATTGGCATCGCTGGGGCGCCTTCACCCGCTGGTTCTACATGCTGTCCGTGCTGGCGCTGATGGCAGGCATCTCCAAGCTCGCCCAAGGCGCCGTCGAAGTCATCGTGTCGCTGCATCGGTGACCACGGCGGTTGTGGGCCCGATGGCGTAGGGCGCTAGAGGCGCGAGCGTGGGCGCCCGCTTGGCGGCAAGGAGAGCTTGAAGAAGGTCGTCATTGGCCGGCGATAGCGCGGCGTCGATGATCGCGGAACGCTCGGCGTCGTTGAGCGGCCCCCCCGAGGTGAGTGCGCCCACCACGGCCTTGGCTGCATGCGCGCCGTGGCCGAGAACCGAGACCAGCGCATCCAGTCCCCGTCCGGCGGTCGGAGCGCCCGTATTCGGGGCCACGAAGTTGGCGTTCGACATGCGGTCCGTCTCGGCTTGGATCGCCCGACGCCACGCGGCCGTGTCCTCCGGCCCGAAGATCACGTTCATGTTCAGGCCGGTGTTCGTGTTGCTCGACAGGCGGTTCAGCGCACCTGTCGCGCCTTCATTGGGCGCGCCCACGGCCGTCTTGAGGGCGTCGACGGCGCCCACCTTCGCTGCGTTCAGCGCGTCGGGTGACGCATCCTGCAGAGCGGCGGCAAGGACAGACGGGGTCGCTCGACCAACCTGTTGACCGGTGTCGAGCGCTCCGATCTGGGACGTGAGGTTGCGGAAATCGGCGCGGGCGTCGGCCAATCCCGGTGTGTCGTCCAAAAGGCTGTTGACCAGCGCTTGGCGCTTGAACAGGCCGCTGGCGATGTCATTGGCGCCGCTGGCCTGGAGCGAACGACCCTGGCCTCCAAAGGCAATCTGTAGGCGATCCAGCGCGCGGCCGGTAGTCGGCCAGACCTGACCGTTGCCAGTCGGCCCCGCTGCCGTGTTCTTCAGGGCCTCCAGATCAGCCTGTGCGCCGTAGTCCATGCGGGCGCGGGCTCCGCGGATCGCCCTATTGATCGCCGACGCGCCTTCAGGGTCGCGCAGCGCTTGGATCACGCCCAGGTCTTGGAGCTCAATCGGGGCGGCGTAGGGCCCAGCATAGTTCGTGGCGGCGTTGTTGCTGCGCACTGCTTCGAGCGCGGCAGCCAGCTGCGGTGGAGACGCCAACTGGGTCGAGGTCGCCGCCGCTTCCGCCGGCAGGTTCCCAGCCACGCCCTCCAGATACCCCTGCGGCGTCAGACGATCAGTGATTCCTAGGGCATGGTTCTGTAGGTCCGCCGCGACTTGGTCGCGATACGCCTGTGCGGTCTGACGCGCCGGCCCCTGCGTGGCGGCGTCTCGGACCGTGGAGCGGAGGTTCTCGCCCCCGACGTCGGCCAGCGTTGGGCGAGAAGCCCCGGCCCACCTCTCAAGCACGGTCTGGGGATCGACGCCGGCCTTGATGTCCTTCTGCACGGCCTCGGCGATCCGTTGGACAGCAACGTCTTGGGGATCGGCCGCTCCGATCATGCGCGCCACCGAGTTCTTGATCGCTCCCAGTGCGTCGATCCCCGCCTCAACCCCTTTTGCCGCAATGGGAGCTGCACCTCCGGTCGCCGCGCCCATGACCGCGCCGCTAGCCGCCCCGGCGATGCGGTGGCCGGGCTGCGCCCCGAAGAGGCCATAGGCCGCCCCCTCCGGCGCCCCCACGGCGACGCCGCGCGCCACCGCCGCCGGCAGGCTGCCCGCGCCGCTCACAAACTTCGCGCCAGCTTGGTTGGCTGGGTTGATGATCGCGCCCGCGACATTGCCCACCAAGTTCTGCACCGGATGTTGGGCGGCGAACCTCTGGTCGGCCGTCCGATCCACCATCTGCTGCGCCTGCCACGCCTCGCGCATGCCGTAGCCGGCGTCCGGCTGTCCAGTCGCGTGGGCAATGAAGTTCCGCGCCCCGGTGAGCCCGGCATTCAGCGCGGCGTCGATGTTCGACGCGTTGTTGAACGTGAGGCCGTTGGTCATGGCTCGCTGCATCGCCCCGGCGCCTGGCTTGATGTACTGGGCATCGTGGTAGGCGCGCATTACGCTGTCGATCTGGGCGTGCGGCGTCCCAGCCGGGAAGCGGATGATGGTATTGTCCGGCGCGCGCACCAGGATTGATGCGTCGCTCACGGATGGAGGCCCTTATCCGGCGTCCAGTTCAGGATCGCCTGCTGTTGCGGCGTGCGCAGTTCCGGTGGGGGCGGCTGGGCTCCGGGCGCCGGCACCGCCCCTATCGGAGAGTTCGGATCAGGGACCATGGCCATCGGCGGCCCAACGGGGCGTGGGCCGCCGGCGGCAGCCGCTGGGTCATCTCCGAACCGACGCTGCCAGGCGTTGTTCGCCGATGCGTAATCGCCCTGCCCGCTGCGAATGAAGCTGTCGATGAACGCCAGCTTGCTCGAGGCGATCAACGCGTCCTGATGGATGCGGTTCGCGATCTGCTGATTGACCGGCCCGTAGTTCGTCACATTCGGGAAGGCCTGCTTGAAGGGTCCAGCTTCGTAAGCTTTGAGCGGACCGGAACCCGGCGGTCGCAGGTGCACGAACGTCTGGTTCGTGATCGCTTCGAGATTTCCGAGCCGCGGGTCCTGCGCGTTGACGTAGGCATGAACGGGATTCGGGATTTCTTCCTCGGTGAAGGGGATGCCGAACCCGGGCGTGAGAGCCGGCCCGGTAGCGAAACTGCCCTGCCCCGGTCGCTGCTGGTCCATGGTATGCATGAACTGCTGCGACTTCTGGTCGAGATACTGCGCGTCCTGGGCCTGCTGCTGGAGCGCCTCCATGGACTTGGCGTCCGCCTCGGGCAGCGGCATCTGCTGCGCGCCCTGCACCACCCAGTGGCCATTGGTGAAGATCGCCGTCTGACCGGTCTGCGGATTGACGGCGCGAGTGCCTTCGGCGACGGCCATCAGTGCGGCCCCATGATGACGAAGCCGGGCGGCGGTGCGAAGTTCGGGCTGTTGGACGCGCCGACGTTCGATGTCTGGGCCGCGGAGTTTGCGTTCTTCAGCGCCGCGCCTAGCATGCCGATCTCGATCGGAATCTTCTGCTCCTCGATCCCCTCTTGCGCCTTGTTGTGCCGCGTCTGCTCAGCGATCTGTTGACCCTGCTGCTCGCGTTGCAGCTGCGTGAGCATTTCGTTGTAGTTCATTGGGCGCATGCCGGCGTTCGCAGATGCGCCGACCTGGCTCGCGTCTACCGGGGTCACCGTCACGCCATTGGGCGTCTGAGTGCTATAGACGCCGTTGTCGTCATGCATGACCGGCGCCGTGAACTGCCCGTTCGCGGTCGGGGCATTGAGCACAGTGTTCCCGCCGCGCACATCGATCGGCGAGTAGTAGCGGCTGATCTGCGCCTTCGTCATCTCGCCAGGGTTCGACAGGTAGAGGAACTGGGCGCGCGGGTCGTTCGGGAAGGCGTTCGCCGCCGCCTGTCGCTGAAGTTCCAGCACCTTCTGATCGGCGCCGATCTTCCCACGCTGAAGCAGGACTTCGGCCAGGAGCTTTGCGCCGAGTTCCCCGAAGCCGCCGCGGATCGGCTGCTGCGCGCTGGCATTGAGTGCCGCCAGGGCCTGGGCTAGGTACTGCGAACGCGCGACCTGCCGCTGGGCGTCCATGAGCGAGCCCGCGCCGGTGACCGCAGCCACCAACGGAACGTTCGAACCTTGAGTCGGCGTCGCCATCTCAGATCATCCCCAGACCGGCGTAGTCCACCGCCAGGAAGCCGTCGGCGCGCTTCAGCACGAGGTCGGGACGAACTCGCTTCAGCTCCTGGGCCATGACGCCGACGTGCAGCCTGTCGCCGTCCACGTAACGGAAGAGGTAGAGGCCAACGCCCTTGGCGAGTTCGCCAATGCGCACGATGTCGCGCTTCAGGCGGCGATCGGAGGCCATGATCGCCGCCGAGCCCAGCGAGAAGAGGCCGCCCATCAGGCCCGAGTTCTGCGCCATCTGGGCCTGGTAGTTGGCGTTCGCCGCCTGCGTGGCCAGGGCGTTCGCGCCGATGACGTCGGTCTGGCCGACCTGGCTAGGGGTGTAGCTGATCCCTTGCGGGTTCGCGACCTGGCCCAAGCTCATCAGGCCTGTGAGCTGGTTGATCGGCTGGTTCTGGAGGTAGGCGCGCTCGTTCAGGCCCTGTTGGCGAGCCTGATCCGAGAGCGTGGCCGACGCCTGCTGCTGGTTGAACTGCTGATTCTGCGCCGCGTTGGCGAACTGCGCCGCTCCCAGGTTCTGGCCGTAATCCTGGGCAGCCGTGGCGTTGTGGAAGGCCGCCTGACCCTGGTTCTGCGCGTACATCTGCGCGGCGGCCTGGTTGGCGAACTGCCCAGCGCCCAGGTTCTGGCCAAAGAGCACGTTCTGCTCATTCTGCCCGGACGTGATCGCCGAGTTCATCGCCGACGTGTAGGCGTCGTTCCGGTCGCGGCTGAACTGGTCCATCGCCCGCGAATAGGCGTCCGAACCCTGGCTGATGCCCTGGTCGGCGAGCTGCTGGGTCAGCTGTTGTTGGCGAAGGTTCCACTGAGGGTCGAGACGGGAGGTCGCCTGGTTGTAGACCGCGTTCGTGGCGTCGTTGATCGCCTGCTGGCTGCCGCCCCCCTGGACATGGCCTTGCACGGCCTGCCCCGGGTTGAACCCATACTGCAGCGGCTGACCCATGCCGAAGCTAGTCTGGACCTGGCCGGGCGTTGCGCCGCCTTGCAGTTCCGGCAGGCCCGCTGTCGAGAGCGGCGTGGCGAGCGCATCGCTAACGCGGCCCAGCTGGGCGTTCCCGATGTCGAGCGCCCCCGACTGCGCCGAGGTCAGCTTGTCGAAGATCGCCTGCTCGGCCGGCGAGAGAGTTGTCGTCTGGGAGTAGCCGCCCGGCGCGTTGGCGTCCGTCTGGTACGTCACGGACCCGTTGGGACCGTAACTGTTCACCATGTTCAGCTTCTGCTGCGCTTCGGCGGTCTTGATGTTCGCGTCAGACTGCGCGTTCGCGACGGCTGTCGGATCAGGGACCGGCGGCGGCTTCGGAGCGGATTTGCCCATCGGTCAGAGCCCCGCCATCGGGGCCGAACCGGCCGGCGCGCCACTCGCTCTCCAAGAGCCCGTAGAGGATCGCGTTGTCGTCACCGAAACCAAGCCTGACCGATCCTTCGCGCTTGAAACCCAAGCCTTCGAGGAACCGCCTAGGGCTCGTCGCGCCGGTCTGGCGGCGCGGTGTCAGAGCGGTCACGCGGACACATCCTGCCGTCGTGAAGGGGTATCTCAGTATCGTGCCGATGGCGGCCGGATCGGCCCACATGGGCGTCGTCGAAGCGCAACTGACCTCGATGCCGCGATAGTCTGGATAGTAGTTGTGGTAGACGACGCCGGCGATCAGTTCGCCTTGGCCATTGGCGACCCCGAACGCCACGCACGCGCCGAAGGGTTGCGGCGTGGGCTCGCGCTCCATCCGCTGGCGGACGTGTGGGATGCGCAAGCCCGTCCAGAACGCCACTTCGGCGTCATGGCCCACGATGATCCGCCGGGCCCTCACAGGACCGCGCCCCCCTCGAACATCAGGTCGAAGCCCAGCAGCTGCACTTCCACGTCCAGCGGCAGGTTCGGGCGCGTGAGGATGTGGCTGGTGGGATCGGTCCCGCTGGGGCCGATGAGCGCCAGATCCGCATGGTCCGCGGTAACGGCCACGCGGTCAGCTGTCGCACTCCCGGCCAGCGAGACGCGCAGCCGCGGCGAACCGAAATACCCGGACCCCGCTGCACCGGTCCAGTCGTCACGGACCACGGTCGAGTCGGTCGGCGAGATGTCGCCGGCATCCACGGTGCTTGGGATCGCCGTCGGGATCGTGGACTTGTCGAAGTCCGTGACGACCTGGAGCGACGGTTTGACAATGGACGGGCAGAACATCAGCGCCCGGACCATGCTGAAGGCCTTGCGCACAGCCCTGTTGCCGAACGCCTGGAAGGACGGCAGCGCGTCGGCGACGATGAACTCGCCATTGTCCGACGCGCCGACGTCCCACTGGTAGATCCCAGCCGCTGAACCGAAATAGACCATGCCGTTGGCCTGGGCCCAACAGAAGGCAGGAATGCCGGTGAACCTGCACCACGCGTTTCCGGACGTGGAGCGGACATACTGCTCCGATGTGGAGAGCTCCGCAGTCGGCACGTTGACGATCAGAAGCCCTCCCCGCCCTCCATAGAGCACCGGCTGCCAGCCGAAGTTGCTTTTATAGGCCTTTGCGGCGTCGGCGAAAGCGGTGGCGACTTGGCGCGAGACGGAGTTCTTCCGTTGCTCCTCTATGGGGGTCGAGAGCGCCTTGGTGAGCGACAGCAGCCCCACCTCGGTCAGGATCAGGAGATCGGGGCCATAAGCCAGAATCGCCCGGTCGCCGATGGGTTTGGCCAGCGTGTAGACCCCGACTAGGAACCAGTTCGTGGCGTCCGAGGGATCGGAGCCCTTGTAGATCGCGACTTCACCCTGGTTGGTGAGGTAGCAGGCATAGTCGTCCGGACCATTACCGCCATCGAGGGTCAGCCGGCCAAGACCGACCAGATAGCCGCCCTTGGCGAAGATCGGGCCCAGGTCCAGCCTCGTGCAGGCGCCGGCGATGGCGCTCGTCGCGGTGACCCATACCACCAAGGAATTGTCCTCGGCATAGTGCAGCCGGGTCTTGAAGTTCATCACGTACTTGAGGTTCGTGGCCGTCAGCCCGGTCCCGGTCGGGATGTTCGTAGACCAGGAACTCCCGTCGTACTTGAGCGGGTTCTGGGCTCCGTTGCAGAGGATCGCCCACTTGCCGGCCGCGTTGGCGAAGTTGGTCCAGTTCCAGCGCGCGGTCGCCGCAGAGGCGTAGGCCGCCGAGGGAAGCGCTCCGGCTGCGGTCACGTCGAAGAGGTAGGCCCCGGAGGCGGCGAAGAGCTTGTCGCCGCTCTGCGGGCCATGCCAGGCGATCAAGGTCTCCACGGCGGCCGGTGTCCCGGTGCATTGCTCGACGAACCCTCGCCGCATCTGGCAGTAGCTGCCGCGCGGAATCCAGTTCTCGAGGATCA